AGTACTTTAAAGTCAGGCACAAATCTTCTCATAGACATAATATATTCTCCATCACCTCTAAAGTCTGCCATTCCTGTTGATTGACCAGTAATATCTCTTCTTGCAGATATATCAAAATCTCCAGATTTAATATAAGCATTAATAGATGTGGTTCCGGATGAATTGATTTGATCGGTTCCGGTTTCATGGGCATAGTAAGTTGATGCACCATAAGTGCTAGTTACACCTTGAATAGGAAAGTTAGGTGTTCCTGTTCTATTATATTCTGTTGCATATGGTAAATCAAATACCCCTTGATCAGCGTATGTACTTCTTGCTAATGAAGAAGTGGTCCAACAATTTTCTCCAAAATTAAATGTAACACATCGATCAATTTGTTCTGAACCTGATTTTGGATAGAACCAATTTATTTCATTATATAAAGAATTATGTTCTGCATAAACTACTTCTGCAGAATTATAATTAATACCCAAATTATTTCCAGTTGTAGTAAATACAAAATCTTCTACTAAACATGGTATGGCTTTTACTGTACCATCAAACATGAAGAATCCACCTTCACCGGACATCCAAAACACAATACCATTAGAATAACTCAATGCATGTTGACCAATCAATCCACAGTTTGTACCAACTTGTCTTACTGAGAAAGTAAATGGTGGACCAACATATTGGATAACATATGCAGAACTATCTGTTAGTACTAATGTATAATCTTTACCAGATACAGCTCCCATAATTTTATTACCTTTATCTAATCTAAATGTACCGGCAGTATTGGTAGCTGTAGGAGTATAGGTATTATAATCTTCTTGATTAGAAAATCTTATAAACATTGGATCAACAGTTGTTGGATCACCAATCGTTGTCTCTGTTCCAAAATGAAATAGATGTCTATCTCTATCTGATACTTGCGTCAGTCTTGTTGAAGTTGGTGCACCAGACATTACCGCTGCTCGAATACCTCTTGCACCGGATGCTCCAGGATTCCATGTATATGTTTTACCATTAAAAATAGTTGCAACTAATATCTGTCCAAAGTTATCAAGACTCCAGTTGCCTGGATCCAGAACCACGTCACTTACCGTTCTTTCAGTTCCCCATGTGGAATCTCCCCAAAGATATGTACCCCAACCATAACCTGCTGTTTGAAATACTGGACCTACAATTACATATGGAAGTATTTCTGCTGAACCGGTTCCAGAAGTAGTGCTTGCAGAATTAGTTGGCATTGTAATTTCAAAAGTATTAGCTGTAACATTAGCAATTTCAAAAGTGTTGTCTGTAAAATCTGTTGTAGCATATCCTGAACCCGTTGGTACGGTCACAGTATCAAATGTAACATATCTTCCATTTAACAACCCATGAGCATTTTTGTTAACCGTTACTGTCGGTGAACCGGTTGAAGCATCAAAAGTTGCTCCAGTAATAGCTGTATCTAATGGAGTAATGTCATAAAAGTCATCTCCGTAATATAAAAACAATCCTTGTGATGTACCTATCGCTGCATACTTTTCACCATTTAGAGATGTCCAGGTATGTTGGGCTCGTGCAGCTCCTGGAAGAGTTTTATTTCCAATAGTTAATTGATTCCAACCACCTATTTTTTCAGGTAGTCCATATCTAAATCTAACAAAATCTCCATCAACCCATTGAGACTCGGCTCCGGAATCAGTGACCATTTTGTTAAAACCAGGCTTGAAATTTAATTTTTGTAGCATATAACCTACTATATAATACTTATGAATATAATGAAAGCGAGAATAGTATGGTTCCCGGAACGGTTATCATACATAGATTTTGACTCATTGCAAGACAAAATAGACTGGGATCAGGACCATTTAAATAACGTTCGTAAATATATGAAAGAAGATGGTTTATTATTTCCAGCTGTATTTAAAGATGATGAAATACATTGTGGTCACTATCGATTTAAAATAGCTAAAGAAATGGGTTATGATGGTATTGATGCCTATAAAGTAGATACATTTAAAGATGCTTTGCATTTGACTAATTTTACTGAATTATGTTATAAGCATTATAAAGAATATAAAGATAAAAACTATGTATGAGTCATTAATAGAAGCAACTAAATTTCATGCATCTAATCAAGAACATTGGGTTGGTGAAGCTTTAGCAGAATATAAACATAATATTTATGAAGTTATTAGAAATAATAATATAAAAACCATATTGGACTATGGTTGTGGTAAAGCTAAATTTCATTCAATTTTATTTAATAATAAAAAACTTCCTGGATCACCATTAGGCATAGATATAATTAAATATGATCCAGCTGTTGCACAATACACAAACAAACCTACTGGAACTTATGACTTAGTTTTATGTATTGATGTCATGGAACATGTTCAAGAAGATAAAGTAGATGAAGTTTTAAAAGATATCTTTAGTTATAGTAATAGAGTATTTTTAACTATTACTTGTTATCCAGCAACTCAAATCTTACTCAATGGTAAAAATGCACATTATACTATTAAAGAACCTGAATGGTGGAAAGAAAAATTAAAACCTTATGATGGAAGTTATATTGCAATATTTCAAACTATGCCAGATCGAGGTGGCAAAGTAGTTAATAAAGAAGAATGGAAACCTAATGCAATTACTTTAAAAAAATTAGAAAAAAATGATAAAACATTAGATGAAAATCAGAAAGAAAAAGCCAAATTATTAAATGATTAGCATATTATCACATAATAAATTAAACGAACAAAAAAATAATTTGTATATAACATATCCTAGAACTGTTAATATTATATTTGGTCATTATGATTATCCAGATATTATTAATAATTTAATAATAGATATTAAAAATAATTTAGATTCTAAAATGGAAAATTATACAAATGTAAAGGGAGGAATGACTTCTTGGTATCATTTTAATGATAATAAATTATTTAATAATTTTATTGTATATGTAATAAATCAACATCAAATATCTAATCCAGATTTATTTCAATATTTTTTAGAAAAATTTACTATAAATGCTTCTTGGGGTAATGAAATAAAAAATGGTGATGAATTAAAATATCATTTTCATGATTGTTATCATGGTATTTTGTATTTAACAGAAGGTTGTGATTTAAAATTTCCTGAATTAAATATTAAAATAAATCCTAAACCTGGAGATTATTATATATTCCCTCCTCAAATTTTACATGGTTTCGATAAATATATAGGAGAAAAAAATAGATATAGTTTAGTTTTTAATATAGAAGAAAAAAAAAATAAATTTGATTTTACAAAAAAAATAAATGGAAAAAACAGCTAACATAAGTAATTTTATTGGGGTGTATGATAATTACATTACTAAAGAAGAATGTAATAAAACAATTAAATTGTTTGAAGAACAAAAAAAATTTAATAATACTATGAATAGATTAACTTTTGAAAATTCTTCAATTCTTTTTAAAAATGACGATCAATTCTTTGTAGAATCATCTAATATAGATGTGTGGTATAATAATATTAAAAATGTTATTATAAATTATAACACAGCTTTTGCACATTATAGTCAAAATACTGGAGCACACGAAGCTTATGGTGTTAATACATTTTTTTTCACTGGTATTAAAATTCAAAAAACTTTACCAACAGAAGGTTATCATGTTTGGCACATAGAACATGGCAAAGAACCACCAAATCAAGATAGAGCATTTGTTTTTACAATTTATTTAAATGATGTTGAAGAAGGTGGAGAGACAGAATTTTTACATTTTTCAAAAAGAGTAAAACCTAAAACAGGAAGAATAGTTATTTGGCCTGCAGGTTTTCCTTATGTACATAGAGGCAATCCACCATTATCTGGTGAAAAATATATTTTAACTTCTTGGATGAAGTTAACTCAAATTAGTTAGATGAATATGAAGTAGGTCTTGGACCTTTTTCAATTTCAGTTCTAGAATCATTATCCCAAATATTTTGTAATACAGATAAATGAAATGCATCCCATTTATTTATAAATTCTTGAAAATTACCTAAATTAGCATCAGCATAAGATGAATGAGGTGTTTCATCTCTATATTCTACTTCATCTGAAGTAACAGATGTGCCATAATGAATTGCCCAAATATTTAAAAATTTTGGTTGAGACCAAAAAGAATCATCATCTATTATATAAGTATTGGCACCATCGCCTTGTTGTTTAACAATTTTTTTATCATCAAATACTACTGTCCAATTTCCTAAACTTGCCATTATGTCTCCTATGTTTTAATTATATATACTACTGTCAAATAAGGTTGAACAACTGAAGTTGCATCACCAGAAAAATTTGCACTCATATTATGAGAATGTCCACTATCTGAACCAGTATTCTCTAGTACGTTTGCTCTAGCACCGGTATTGTTCAAAGAATTAGTTGCACCTTGAGCACCACCACCATCGTTTTGCCAAAACATTCTATGTGCATGAGAAGCAAGTTGTGCTGTTGATAAAGTAGCATTAGCAGTACTACCTGCAATATTTCCAGTTGCAGTAACTGTATTTGCTCCACCAGTTGAACCTAAGTTTTTAGTTCCAGATTTTGAAACCGCTACATTATCTTGTAAATCAGGTACGTTAAAAGTTGTTGAACCATTACCTGCTCCATAAGTAGTTCCGATAATTCCAAACAAAGTTGCGTAAGTTGATCTTGAAACTGCAGAACCATTACATTCTAAGAATCCAGATGGAATAGAAGAATCTGACCAAGGTACAATTGTTCCACTTGGAATACCTTCAATACCTGTAAGGTTTGCACCATCAAAATCATATCTAGTTGCTTCGTAGTTTGCCATCTATTATTTCTCCTTATAAGTCCAGCCAGTTGTTGCATCACCAGAATAAACTAATGTGAAACCAGCACCTTGTGTATTAACAACTAAGTCAGCTGCACTGTTTGCTATATTAGAACTGTTTCTTCCAATAGTCAATGCGTTAGTGTTAAAATCATATCCTTGGTCAATAACAGATACTTCATCTCCTGCACTTGGTGATGCAGGTAAAGTTAAAGTAAATGCTCCACCATTTGTATTTGCTAAAATTTGTGCACCAGCTTGAACTGTTTCAGCTCCAGTGATTGCTCTCCAAACTTTTTCTTCAGAACCTTTATATACATTTGTTCCATCTGACCATAATTGATAAGTATGTCCTTCACATAAAAGAATACCTGTACCAGAAGTAGTTTTAAAAGTTAAAGTAAAACCTGCATGATCGCAAGCATCTTGAATTGTGTAAGTTTTTTCTATTGAATCTGGAATAGTAACATTAACATTTGCAGCAAGTGTTCCAGTTAATTTAATAACTTCATTCTTACCGTCTGATATTGCACCGTTTGTAAATGTTAAAGCTCTACTAGCGTTAGTTACGTTGAACGCATCATAACCACCAATAGCTTGTTCAAGAATTAATAAATTTGTATTTGTAATCTGTCCCCAAGTTCCCGAATTTTCTCCGGTTGCTTGTACAGTTAATTTTAAATTAGCTGATGTTGAGTTTGCCATTTTTTAAATTCCTTATAATAATATTTTATAAAATTTATGCAGCGGTGTCAACTTTTGTCCAAGTAGGTGCTGTACCTGTATTTACTTGAGTCCAAGTAGACGCTGTACCTGTATCTACCTGAGTCCATATTAATGTTTTAGGACTTCCTAGTCCCATTGTCAAGCCAAATCCCGTTAAAGTTACGTTAGCAAATCCTTTAGTTGTAACACTTCCAAGGTTAGCTGACATAGCTATTCCAGTCACATCTGCAAGAGTTACAGCATCTAATGTACCTAATCCAAGGCCTGCTGCAATACCTTCTCCAATAACTGTTACGTTAGCTTCTCCAATAACTACTGTTCCAACAGCAAGAGAAGCATTAAATCCAATACCGGTAACTGTTGCATCTGGAGCCGGATCCACGATTCCTTCTGCAGCTGTAATACCAAAACCGGTTAGTGTTAGATTTGCTGTACCTGTAATAGATTCATTTCCTAAAGAAGCCGTCATTGCTTCTCCAGTTACATCTGTATTAGCGTCCGCTATAGTTACAGTTCCTACAGCTAGATCTGCTGTAAATCCAATACCAGTAACCGTTGCATCTGGAGAAGGATCAACAATACCTTCCGCTGCAGTCATTGCCTCACCAGTTACATCTACATTAGCTGTACCTGTAATTGACTCATTACCTAAATTTGCAGTTAAAGATTCACCTGTTAGAATTACATCTATATCAGTAAATGCAATAACAGAATTTAAATTTGCAGTAAATCCAATTCCAGTAACTTCAGCATCAGGAGAAGGATCAACAGTACCTTCTGCTGCAGTCATTGCCTCACCAGTTACATCTACATTAGCTGTACCTGTAATTGACTCATTACCTAAATTTGCAGTTAAAGATTCACCTGTTAGAATTACATCTATATCAGTAAATGCAGTAACAGAATTTAAATTAGCTGTAAGTTGTTGTCCTGTTGTATCAACTAAAGTATTTGCATCTAATACTGCTGTTCCAAGATTAGCAGATATTAACTCTCCAGTTATATCTGTATTTCCAGTTCCTGTAACATTTAATGTTCCTGTATTTAAAGATACCGGAAATCCTGAAGGAAAAACTTCTGTAGCAATATTAATAGTTACACTACCTTCATTTGCTGTTAAAGATTCTCCAGTAATTGCTACATTACCTTCACCAATTACAACTGTACCTACAGCTAATGATGCATTAAATCCTATTCCTGTAACTTCTACACTAGCTGTACCTGTAATTGACTCATTACCTAAATTTGCAGTAAATCCTATACCAGTTGGTATTACATTAGCTGTTCCAGTAATTGATTCATTACCTAAATTAACTGTTAAAGCTTCTCCAGTAATTGCTACAGTTCCTTCACCTATGATAACTGTACCTACTGCTAAAGATGCAGTAAAACCAATTCCAGTAACAGACGCGTCAGGAGAAGGATCAACTATACCTTCTGCTGCAGTAACACCTATACCAGTTGGTATTACATTAGCTGTTCCAGTAATTGATTCATTACCTAAATTTGCAGTTAAAGATTCACCTGTTAGAATTACATCTATATCAGTAAATGCAGTAACAGAATTTAAATTAGCAGTTAAAGATTCACCAGTAACAGACGCGTCAGGAGAAGGATCAACTATACCTTCTGCTGCAGTAACACCTATACCAGTTGGTATTACATTAGCTGTTCCAGTAATTGATTCATTACCTAAATTTGCAGTTAAAGATTCACCTGTTAGAATTACATCTATATCAGTAAATGCAGTAACAGAATTTAAATTAGCAGTTAAAGATTCACCAGTTAATTGAGTTGAATAATTATCGCCCCAAGCAAAATTACCCCATTCAACCCTACCCCAACCTTCATTTACTTCGGCTGTTGTATTTTCATTACCTAATGATGCAGACGCACCGATCCCAGTTGGAAAGGTAATAATATTTTCAATACCTGTCCCGTAATCACCGATACCATACGATCCTGAACCCCAAGGATTAGCCATAGGAAATTATCTCCTATGTTCTATTACCCAGAAATTCTTAGAATCGCCGCAGAAGTTGTTGCTGCTGGAAACTGAATTGTGAAAGTTCCTGAAGTCGCTGTTTTATCACTTCCAAAATCTAAAGCTGCAACAGCTGCATTCGCTACAGTTGCTGAAGTGTTATAGATTAAAGCTCCTCTAGCAGTCAAAGTCACACCAGTGAATGATCTGTCAGCAAAGTCAACGTATGCAACACCTGCACCTGTTCCAGATCCAATTGCTGTACC